CCACCAGTTGGTGCGCCCAATTACTCTCCAGGGAATGATCCAGGGCAGCCTGAGGTTAATGAACCGGATGAGGAAAGGATGCCCTTGTGCAGACGGTTCGCAGCTGGCATATGCCAACGCAAGTTTTGCAAGTACAGGCATGGTAAGGAGACTGGTGTGGAATTGCAGCAAGGGTTTGACCCGCTGCAGCAGTACTACAATTTCCTAGACGACGGTGTTAATGAAGCCCATTTATTGGTGTACATTGAGCAGTCGGACATTGTCTACTTTCACACTGGCGAGGCTAAAACCAGTAAGTTTGGGCGGTTGACGAACGAGAGCTTTGAGCATCCCGAACTCGGTACTGTGAAAAGTGCTGTGGTTGGTGGAGACCCCTTCTATTGTGTGAAAGAGGGGACCATCGTCAAGTGGTGTGCTAAGGAATGGAGGTATGGCACTATTGTGTTGGCTGAAGGGTTTTACCCCAAGAAGGTCGCTCAGTGGTTCGCTAGAAGCCTACACATCCCCGCATACACAATTGATTCGGTAGTTCGTCCTGCCCAGAAGTGCTGGGTGCATATGCACATGCTGAAGAACCTACGACGTTACTTTACGTCTGCCCGTACTGAAGATCGTCAAGTGCGAACGTCATTGGCCCATTTACAGAAGGAGTGGTGCCTGTTTGACGCGACTGATCTTGGGACGGTGGACCTCCAATGTGACGTCAAGTTCAAGGATGACTTGCTATTGGGTACGGTGCACTACTTCTGGTACACCATCCAAGCAGGTCAGAGTGGTCTGAGAGTCCCAAAGAGTGGTGTGATCGCGCAGCATCAATTGGCTGTGCTTGATGAAAACCCAACGTTTACTCGTCTTTGGGTACGGGACTACTTAGGACCTGCTGGGGAACCCTGGCAGGATTGGCCAGAAGACGCTCCCAGAATACCATATGACATGGACCCACGGTCCGTGTTTGCCTTTGGTCCGGGCACACACCCAGCTGGGACGCCAGCGGTGAAGGAAGTTGAAGATCAACTAACACGACTAGGTGTGCCCGTGCGATACCAGCGCATGATAAATGGTGTGATGGTTGAGAAGTCTATGCCAATCTATATGACGGCTGGTGAAAGAGATAGAGGGAACTGGAAGATACACTGTTGGTTCAAGCTAGAGACATATGGCACACAGCCAGCTGTCCTCAAGAATGACACAACCAACATGATGGTAGCCGTTCGCCGTCTCTGTGGCCTTAGGGAGAACCACGACACACTGGTGAAGAATGAGACATCTTTCTACCTGGCTTGCTTGGCGTTGGACCCAGAGTTCCGCCATGCAGCTCGAGCAATCGAGTGGCCGGGTGTGGGCAAGGATCTCAGGAACACTGAAGCTCGTGGGATGAGGAAGCACGTCCCCTTTGATGCCATACACCAGGACGTTGCAATCGGACTCAAGAAGTATAGAGCCCGGTACTGTTCCCGTGGTGCGATCAGGATGCTGTTGGACAATACAGCCAACGTGGTCCATGTAGCAGGCCTACTCATGAAGAAGGCCTCCATAGACATGCGTTCGTTTTTGTACGCTGAGTTTGCTTTTAGGAGCTCACTCGATGCTGGGGTTGAGTATCACCGTAAGTTAGCGGCGAGCTTACCCCACATTAAGATGGCGTTGCGAAAACGGTATGTCGACGGCATACAGATCCACACCACACAGAAGTCTGAGACGATAGTCGGACACGGCACAGCTAAGTTGAAGTTTGAGAAGATGAAGTTTGGCAAAGCCGGGCGCATCTTCGTGACTTATGACGATGGCTGTATAGCTGGGTTAGACGTGCCAGCTCTCGCTAAGGCATCCATAGCTGGGATAAGGATGATGGAATTTGGTG